ACCAATGGTGCATTCCAGCTCGTAATAATCAGCCCTAGCCACGACGGGTCGCCTTTCTCAGTACGGCATCGACTTCCGTCCTTGCCATCTCTCCAGCCAACCCATCCGAAGGCAAAAGCCGGCGCCTAGGCAGCCCAGGATGCCGCACAGAGTGACGAAACACTTGCCCATCAGTAGTCATGAATCTCAGCATTCTGGCCCGTACAGGACGAATGATGTGCGCTTTGCTTCCGATGTGATGGAAGGGCGCCACCTTTGACGAATACCCCACCTTGACCTGGGTAACCTGCACCTTCTTGTTGGCCGACTGTCGAAGTCTTCCAGTGTCTTGCAAGGGGGCCGATGATCCGCTTCGTCGACCCGCTATCGTGTTAGGACGAAGAGGCGCCCATGGCACCTCAGCCCCAGCCTTTTGTAAGTTGCTATCCATCCAAAACAAAAGACGATCACCAATAACGTTAAGAAGATCGCTCGGACGCAACGCAATGCTGACACGACTCAATTCTCGTATCGCATCACGGGCGTCGATCTTGATGACGGTCATCTGACGACACTCCCCGGCCAAACCGTCAGCTCTCGCTCATCTTCCAAGGCCGTGGTCTTATCCTCGTCGATAAACTCACGGGTCGGATCTAGCTCCGTCTTCGTGGAATGGTAGGTCATGTTGTTTGACCATACTTCGGTCAGGTCGTTGCGCGTATCGATGAGAGTGCCAGCCGACGACACGAGCAGATACTTGCCGTCGACCAACCCCTTCATGATCCGTTTGGCATTACTAATGAATGCCTCTGGCCATTCGGACGAATTGACCCGTTCCTGAGTGAACACGTTCTGCGACAGGATCAGACCAAGCGTCAGCTTCGTGGCAGCCGTTCGCAACAAAGGCGGTGCCCCAGCTACAGGCACCGTGTAACGCTGCGCCAACAGACCATCAATCTCCGCTTCGGCATCTTGCGCAAACGAAGCCACCTGTAACGAACTGACGATAGAGGTTTCCTCCAACATTGGCAGTTGGTTCCAGATGTGCTCGACGGTCGTGTAGTTCAAACTCACCAGATGTCCCCCTGAAACGGTGCCATAGCCAAGTGCACGCGGTGCGATATCTCCTTGATGGCATCTTCCTCGGATTCGAACCGGGTTGCCACTGATCCGTTTAATGGCACGTCTTTACCATCACGGCCCGCGGCGATCGAGAAAGTAACGTCGATGCCTTTGTTCAAGATTCGCAACGCCTGCGCCAGGTAAGGTGAAGGGTCGATGTGGATGTAGGTGTTATTTCCGGCCATCCATTCTTTGTAGAGTGCGCGGTTCTCCTCTGCGAGTGCTTTCACTTCCTCGGTAGCGACCCCACCGCTCGCCTGTAGGGCCATGTTCATTAAGATCGAATTGTCCCGCATGATGAAATGCTTCTGCAGCAACCGGTTGGGATAGCGCTTCTTGTCCATCTCCAGCAGCGGTTGATTACGTTTGAAGCGAGTCTGGCGCACCGGTTCGGTCAAATAGCCGACATGAGCAATCTGAACCTCTGGCAGGATGATCACCGGGCCGGGCCCCTCGTTGATGCCAGTCTCAGGGTGCTCGTGGATCATCCCGTGGAAGCGGATAGGTTTCCCATTCCAGCCTTGTCGACGAAAGCACCGCACTGGCATATCAGGACTGAAGTCGGTATCAACCGCGAAGTGATGCTGTCTCAGTGAATACCCGGCATAGCAGTTGGTTCGAAGGTACTTCGCCAGATGATGACCGTTTAACAGTCGCTCATCCGTATCGAGCCACAGGATCCAATCACAGGTCGACGCCTCGATCGCTTGGTTCCGGGGCGTCTCGAAGCCATGCTCGAGCGGGTTCTTCCCCGATACGATCTTGACCTTCGGGCCATAATGTTTGGCGATCTCGATCGCATCTTGGTGCATTCCACAGTCAGCAATGACGATCTCATCCGCGATATCTTTGACCGACTCCAGGCACCACCCTAACGTATGGGCTACAGTAGGTCCGCCGGCGATTATGTTGATGGACAACGTTTGCCGGGGACGCTGCAAGCCTAGCTTTCGTTCCATGTTAATGGGCGCGGCCGGCTCGCTACCTTCGACCTTGTAGGCAACAAAGTGCAGTCCCAACGGATCAGCCGAATCAGATGCCATCTCGACCACAGCCGACTGGATTGTCACCTCTTTCTTCGGTGCCATCATGTCAGCGATGTCGTGGATATCAAACTCCCACGTTCGACCGTCATGCCACGGACCATAGGGAACATTGAACCCTACCCAGTCATAACCAACTTCCGCGTTATCGAGAAATGTAGTCGGGTCTATGGACCGGCATGGCTCATCACCCAGCCAATTTAACTTCCCGTCGACCTGGCTTTCTAGCGTGGTCCGCCAATTATCCATGGCCTTCTGGGGTGGGCGTTTGCCAGAATCCGCAACAGTGGGAGGCATGATCTGCCCGGCAGACTTTGCCACATGCTTCGCTGCAACAATGTCATCGTGCTTAATGAAGTGCCTGACCAGACGCTCGGATGACTCGTTCCGAATGAGTATCGAATTTACCGCCTCGTCATGCCATTGCTCCGCGACATTCGACCAGTCGTAGCCATCACCCGCAACAGTTTCGCGATGTCTCGCCGACCGTAATCCAGCCTCGGATGCATCGTTCCAGGTTTGTGTATCACGATATGCCTCAACAGCATCCACAAACGCGTTGATATAATCCTCTTCGCCACAACCACCCTCGGGCACATCAATCAACGTGCCGGCGCCGGGGGCCATCGTTTCGCCAATAGCGCCGCGGTTAGACGTGACGACAGGCAATCCTGCTGCCTGACACTCCATGCCTGAGATCCAAGAGATCTCGTCGAACACGTTGTGCTCTGGGCTAGGGGTCGGGTAACACAGTAGATGTGCCGTCGCATAGTGCTCGTAGAGTTCCGGGTGCTTGAGGTGCCCTAGCCACTTAACACTGTCGCCATGGGCTGCCATCAGATTGGCAATGCGTCCGTACATCTCACCCAGCGCATGAGATTTGTTGTCATAACCAGACACGTTCAAGACGTAGTTGGGATTGCGCTCAAGTAATCGAGGCAGGATTTTCTCAAGCATGACATCCAGCCCCCGCTCCGGACGAGAGGTGTACATCAGCTTATTGGGATCTCGAGGCAAGCCCTTGGCTGAGGAAAACTCACTAAGGCATATGCCGTTGCGGGTTTTGAAGATCATGTCGTCTGACAGGCCGTGTACGCTCTTGTAGTGCTTGACCATGTAGTCAGACAAGAGTGCCACGCGATCGACGTTCCACATGATGCCTGCAAAGCTTTCACGCTGCCTGCCTAGGGTCATGTCGTGCTGCCACAAGATGTTCAGCTTGCTGGCAATAGGAGTGCCGAATGCCTGAGGGGCCCGCTGCACAACGCACACGTCGTGAGGGTTAGCGATGATGAAGTCGCGATGTGACGCTAGAGGCAGGTAGTTGACGCCTTCCCATTCACCCGACTTCTCGGCCGAGGTGAAACAGAAAACGCTATCGCCAAGTCGGGAAAGCTCTCGTGTCAGATAGATTGCAGCACTTTCGCTGCCCCCGAGGGATTCACGCTCTAACGTGTCCCCGAGGAAAGGCATGCCCGGAACGATAAATGTCCAACGCAACTGAGTTCGCATAGTCTCTCACTTTGTAATGGTTACGACTCGCGAATTCTGCCTCGAATTGGGATAGACCAAAAGCCCTTAAACCCTTCTCCTGCCGTTGCTAGAACTTCAGCCTGATAATATTCTCCGTTCACGAAGCCCAAACTATCGGGCAATGTGCCTTCCCATCGACTACCACGGACTTCCTCACCCGACCCTGACCCGGACGTTACTAGGGATAACGCGATGGGCCAGGAAACCCCCCCAACCTGTGAGGTAGTCCCAGAAACAACCACCACCACCGTGACAGATGCCGTGTTTAATGGACTGCCTGATTGAACAGAGTCAGCCTGAAGCCCTTTGATTCCGATCTTGTTGTCATTGTTGACATACGCGATCTGTATCTCTGTCAGGCCTGACATCTGCCCTTACGTCACCTGGGTGGCGTACCCAAATCCAATAAGCTTGAGAGCCTGTTCTGTGGGCAGGTCATAGATAACGCCCGGCTTCAACGTTTCGTTGGTGTTCAGCGAAACGAGATCGCCGGTGTCCGTCATACGAGGACTGAAGTCGATGAATCGAT